TAGACCATTGATCGATCATGCCGTTCAGCATATCGAAAGCATCTTGGGCAGCGTCAGCCGTTGGCGTTTCCCCTGCTTCCAAAGCACCAATGTCTTTTAATGCTCGGCTAATGATGTCAAGAGGTGTAGTCATTTTACGTCCTTAAAAGTAGCTAACTTCAATAATAGAAGTAACAGGAGGCGCTTGACTAAAAGTAAGAGTAGTGCCACTTATTGAATAAGTGCTTTTGTCTTGATAAACACCATTTATATAAATGTTTGTAGTATTAATGTTCGATGGGCTACTTGACAACGTAAAAATTGTTTGACTTCCTGTGCCCGTAAAATTAGCAATAGTAATACTACTAGCAATAATTGAATTTCCACCAGAATATATATTGTCGTAAGTTCCAATAGTTACTCCAGCAGAACTTTCCAAAACAAATTTGTAATACTGATTAGCAATTAACCAAATTTCACCTGAAGGAACACGACCACTAGCATCTAAAACAATCGGATTAGATTGAGCAATGCTACCAGAACTGTTTGTATAAGTGGCTTGTTGTGTTGTAGTGCCAGCAGCATAGGTGTAAATTAACCCACCGCTTAAAGGCAAACCATTTGAGTCAAAAAATTGCGCTCCAACGCCGCCAAAAGGTGATAAATAAACCATTTTTTTTCCTAAATGTTAGGGGTAAAAACTTGAGGCAACCAAGGAGCAACAACGGGTTTATGTGCTTCTAATGCTTTAAGCTGTTCCTCTAGCCTATATTTTATGTGGCAAACGCCATCTTTAACAGCCTCTTGCTCAATCCAACCAGCAACCATTTCCTCTGATACTTGCTCAAAAGGAACTCTGATCTTTGGCTCATTAAACCACCAGTTGCCTTCAGTTTCAACCGACAAATTATCATCAGTCAGCACACATTTGTAATGTGCATGGGTAATTAACCCATCAGTAGCTGAAATTTTGGTTATAGACCATTTATAGTTCATGCTTTAACCCAAGGCAAAGGAGGATTAGCAGCAATAGCAGCCAGTTGACGAGCTAATTGACCCGCTACTTGGGCCTCTGTGTCTGGTTGCAGATTAGTCGTAATTGTAGTGGTTGTGCCATTAATATGATTAATTTCATAGCTAATAGGCGCATAACACCAATCTAATACTTGAGCTTCTGTTAATTGGCTATAAGCAGTAAATGGATTAGCTGGCTCACCTAACTTAACCGTACCAGCAGCCGAAGCGGTTAAATTGTTAACGTCATCAGTACCGACACACATCCAATCGGCATAGATTACAACATCGGTTTTTCCATCAACAGATGGGTTAACTGTCATTTTAGGGATTGACCATTTGTAAGTGATAGCCATGATTGTTCCTTTAAAAAATTTTAATGCACAACACAAACTGTGTCAGGATTGCCGTTTGTTCTATAAAAAACACCAGCAACCAAACCACCAGCGAGTGCAGCCGCATTATTAGCAAATACGGGTAAATTTGGAACACTTAAATAAGCGTTGCCAATACGAACTCCACTTGCTGCATTTATAACTTGACCAAAAATAGCTGTTTCATTTCCAAATGAAGAATTATCTGTTACTGGCCCAGTTTCATTATTTCTATCAAAAATAAAAATATCAGGATTTGTATTTCCATTTAAATTATGGATTGCAAAAGTTGAATAACCTGTATTTCCTATTGATACAGCACCAACTTCATTGCCAGACCATTGAATAGAATTTCCAGTTGTATTATTAAAAGAATTTCCAACTAAAGAAATTCCATAATTTGGATTGCTTGATGCAAAACGCAAATCATTTCCTACGTTTGCTTCAAAATAACATCCTGCAACGTGTAAAGAAACTGTACTAAATGCAACAATAGCATTTGCGCCAAAACCTTCCAATAAAGTGTTCACAATAGAACAACCTTGAGGAGCCTTCATGTAAATGCCATTATTGCTATTTGCTTCAAAAATACAAGCATGAAAATGGATATCTAAAGCAGCAGTATTGGTGCTAAAAAAAGGATTAGTTAAAAATCTAATGTTGCAATTATCAAATCTATAACTTTGAACGTATGTTGTAGCATTAAGAACAGGAACTTTTAGAAACAAACATCCATGAAATTGCATCCTTAAAAACTTGCCGCCATCTAAAACGTAAGTTGCATTGGATGTGTATTGTTGTTCAAAAGTTATGCCATCAAACCAAATAAATTGTGATGCCGCCACACTTCCTAAAGTAGTGGTAAACATATTGATACTTTGATTACCAACATAAAATGAACCACCAGTTTTAGAAGTTATTTCAAAATACTTTTGAAATGTTGAGCCATCAGTTGGTCTATTGATAACCAATGAAGATGTAATAGTAAATCTACCATTTATTTCTAAACCTGAGTTGTTGGCTATGCAATAATCAATTGCGCTTTGCAATGCAGAAGTGCAATCATAAGTAGATGTTCCCGCTAAAATAGCCGCTCTTTCAGCTAATGGTATGTAATCTATGGCATTAACGGGCGCACCGTCAATCATAGAATATGTTGCTTTTGTTAGGCTCATGTTTTTTCCTTAGTTACAAGGGTAAGAGAATGAAAAACGAAGTGCTGCGCTGCCGTTAATTACGCTTGCCGCAGACGATGAACCAGCGTTATAAACTTGTAGCCAAGCATAATTTCCACCACGAATAAGGAAAGCGCCCAATTGTCCAGTCATAGTGTAACCACTTTCAGTTCCAATCCAAACGCTTCCGTCTGCCTCACCAGCTCCGTTATAAATATTAAAAGGTAATCCACCAAGAGCCGCACCACCTGTTCCAGTTGCGGCTGTCCAAGTCATAACTCCAGTAACTGTAACTAAACGGCCTACCCTTACATAAGTTCCTTTGTTAACGCCATATGTCGTAGTGCCCGCTGTTGTCAATCCAAAATAAGTAGGTGTCCAAGTACCTTCTTCATACCAACTGAGCAACTGGCTTGTTTTACCCGATGCGGGAGTGTTGGCTGTGAAGTTGATGCCTTTACCTGCCGTTGTAGGTATTAAATTTCCAGTAAAAGAAACATCAGTACCATTAAAAGTAAACGCTGAAGAAGTTGTTAATGCGCTTGTTGATGATGCATAAACTACACCACCAGAAGTAAAACTGGTTAATCCTGTTCCGCCTGATGTCGTTGGCAATGCTGTACCAGACAAAGTAATAGCCAATGTTCCGCTAGTTGTAATTGGCGAGCCAGAAATTGACAAGAAAGACGGGACAGTTGCTGCTACGCTAGTTACCGTCCCGCCAGAGCCAGTTGCGTTAATCGTAATAGCAGACGAACCGTTGTAAGTTGTTCCAGAGCTAAAGCTAACGCCAGTTCCAGCAGTTAAGTTATATAGATTGCCGCCAAGCGCAACGCCAGAAATAGTCGAATTTGTAAGCTGGCTATTACCAATACCCGACAAAGTGCCACCAAGGGTCAAACTTCCAGAACTGGTGACTGTGCCTGTTAACGTAATGCCATTTACTGTGCCCGTACCAGAAACAGAAGTTACTGTCCCTAAATTGCCAGTTAATGCCACGCCATTAGCGGATAGCACGCCAGTAGAAGGCACAAAAGACAGCTTAGTTGAGCTAGTCGTTGCGGGATTGTTGCCCGTAGATGCCGCCGACAGTATTGGATACCAAGTCGAGCTAGAACTGGTGTTATCTGTGATCGCTACGTTGGTTGCGTTGGTCGCCGTGGTCGCAGTCGTAGCAGTAGACGCATTGCCCGTCAAAGCACCAACAAAAGTGGTCGATGTAACGCTGGTCAGCCCCGCAATCGTTGTAGCAGTCCCACCAAGGCTGATAGCCGTTGAACCAATCGTAATTGACGAGTTGTTAAGGGCAGAGTTAGGGATGCTGGTTAAAGATGCCCCAGAGCCGCTAAAAACCGTTGCTGTAAGCGTTCCAGTAGAAGGGTTGAACTGATACTTGGTCGAGCTTGTGTATTCGGTTGTCAGATTGCCGCTAGTGGTAGCCGCAAACAATGGGTAACGGGTTGCATTAGTGGTCGTGTCATCGGTGACCGTAGCGTAAGCCGTAGGTGTCGACCAAGTTGGTGCGCTTGAGCCGTTAGAGGTCAGCACTTGGCCTGTCGTCCCTGCCGCCGAAATAGCCAAAGCAGAAGCGCCAGAGTAAACCACGCCACCAGCAACAGCGGTCAAGTTTGCGCCTGTGCCACCGTTTGATAGCCCAACTTGTCCAACAATGTTTCCGGCCTGGACAGACAAGATGCTTTTATTAACGTAAATTGCGCCAGTTGACGAATTCACATAAGCAACAGTTCCCAACTTGATTGCATAACCTGTTGGCGGAATTGTGTTTTGAAAATAGCCAGCAGAGTAAGGCGACAAATATAAGGTATCGCCAACGGTGTAGCTGCCAGTATTTAAGCCTTGAACAAGACCAATGGTCGTTACATAGCCAGCCGTTCCAGTTGGGATATTTTGATTAGCCAGGCCAATCACATTGCCAGTTGTCAGGCTGTTAGCAATAGCAAGGGCAACATTGGGATATGTATATCCGCTGCTGGTTGACGTTACATAAACAGGCTGACCGATATTGATGGTGCTGCCAGTATTGTTGTAAACCTTTAGCTGGATTTCCTCGCCAATGTGCAGCGTGTT